GAGTGTAATCAAGTACACCTGCCATTGTTAATGCAGAAGCAACGTCAGCAGAAGTTAGGATAATGTTACCCTTTCCACGACGAGTTCTTTGTGCGATTGCGTTAGCATCACGCTCGATCTGGAATAGAAGTCCCTTGAACTTCTCAACAGACCATCTACCATTGGAGTCGATATCTAAGTCGAACACACCAGCAGTAGAAGTGTTAGCAACAGCACCTTGCTCAGCAACCTTGTAGATAGTTCTAATGACTTCCCTGTTGATTTCAGCAAGGATTTCAGTAGAAAGGATGTTAGCAAGTTCTGCTTCAGCGTTAAGGCCATGGATTGCCTTAAGGTCTTGAGCAAGCTCAAGTGAGTACTCAGCCTTGAGTGCTCTGGACTTAGCAGTCACAGTAACTTTCTCAATGCTGAAGGCCATTTCAGCAAACTGGTTGTTTGCGCCGTTACCTAAGTTTTCAGCGTCACCAGCAACCATACCTTGTCCAACGTTGTAGTCGGTTGAGGTTGCAGTACCAACAGGGTTAAGTACAGCAGGGTTACTACCAGATTGACTAATTGTACCAATACCAGCAGGTACATCAGAGAATGCACTGTTGATACCAGCAGATCCATCTCCACCGAAGTCGTTGGAAGACTGACCTGAGAAAGCAGTGTTTGCTTCGTTGTAGAATGCCTCTGTGCCACTCTGGTTAGTGTAGCGTGAGCGCATTGCGAAGATTAGTCCTGTAGGGCCAGACATTGGTTGAACACCAGCCAAGTCATAAGCGACTAGGTTTGGCATTGAACGTCTGATTAGACTAATCAATACTGGGTCGAAACCAGCAACAGGGCCACCAGCTGCAGCAGCAGAGCCGTAACCACCTTGGGTTCCAGCAGCGTTTGCTGAGTTAGTTGGTGATTCCATCAAGGAATGTCCTTGACTGAATGCTTGCTCCTCTTTGAGGAATTTTTCTTGGTTTTCTAGTAGAACTGCGGTTACCGCCTTACGATGTGCATCTTGGATACCACCATCATGGTCCAATAGGGGCTTCCACTTTTCGACTAGATGCTCTGATTGGAACATCTTTCTTTAAGTGTGTAGTTTGATTTAATGTTTAATTCAATTGTTCATCTTGCCTAAGACATTCATGTAAGATTCCATTGAACCAGATACCTGCTCAACAGGTTGTCCGTCAGTGGCTTCCATTAATGTATCGGCGGATGATTGAGGTGCAACCTTTTTGTCAGAGAAATAAGATTCTCTCAGGGTGGTTAGCTTCTCTTTGTACGACTCTTCACTTTCAAACTCAACACCTTCAGCAAGTGTAGCGAGCTTCTCTTTCTGTGTGGCAGCAAGGCCTTCAGAAACATCTGCAAGAATTACGTCTGAAGTAGACTCAGAAAGTCTCTTGTTAAGAGCAACGTTCTTCTCGATTTGCTCGTTGAGTTTAGTCTCCATGTCATCTAACTTCTCTACCATAGTAGAGACGACATCATATTTTTCTTCAGGGATGGATACATAATGATCTTCAAAAAGACTCTTCATTCCACCAAGGAATGATTCAGTCATTTCTGTCTTAAGTCCGTGCTCGACAGCGAGTTGATTCTCTGATAACCACTCTTGAGCAACGTACTCAAGATAAGAATCAGTCCGTTCTGTAAGTTCGGCCTTATGTGTTGCTACTGCTTCTTCGATTGCAGCAGACTTTTCTTCATCAAGTTTTGCCTTGATTTCAGAAACCTTTGCGTTGATGGCAGCTTCAAAGATTGTTTTTGCTTTCTCTTTGAAATCCTCAGAGAGTTCTTCGCCACCTAATAGAGCATTGACATCATCTTCCATGTCATATGTCTCTACAACTTCTTCTTCAACAGGAGTTTCTTCCTTAGCAGGTTCTTCAGAAACGATTTCCTGATCTGCTTCGAGTTCTACTTCGTCTCCAGACTTTAATCCAGATGCTTTTTGTGCTCCCATTGCTCCTGTTTTACCTTTACGATTGGTAACCACATCAGAAACTTGCTTAATGGTTCCACCAGGTGTCTTGACTTTATTAGAGTCATCGTCTGGTTTAGAATTTTGTGGAGTAGGTCCACCTAAGTCTTCCCATGAAACGGCAGTTCCACCAGTTGTCAGTTTGGGGATAGCCTTATCACCAGGATTAGCATTTGCTGTTACGGCATTAGCTTCTGATACCTTTTCCATTTCTTGTAGTTTGCTACTCGCCATTGAAGTTTCCTCGAATTACCTTTTGTAATCTATGTTTATTTATTAAAGTTATAGATTTGATAAGAAATCGTTAAAAAGATTTAACTTGTTCTCATCTAATCTCTTTTGATCAACTAAAGTGTTGATAGTCTTATATGTTTTAGCAGCCATTCTTTCACGAAGAATTCCACCATCCCATACCCAATCCTTTCCTTCCATGATACCTTCAACGAAAGCATCTGGAGCAGAAGGATCTGCAACAATGTCAGCAGCAGTTGCTAACATAAAGTCGTCTCCTACGACATTAATACCCTCACGTGTTGCTTTAAGAGATCCAATACCTCTTGAAGATACACCGAGTTTTACTCCTTCCTCTACTAAGTTAGCAGCAATCTTACCCATTGGTGTGCCAAGAATCTTAGCCTTACCAATAAAGTTAGCACCACTTTCTTTAAGAGAAACAATCTTGTGTGAAACTCTATCGAGATTCACTGTTGGTCCTTCTGGATGTCCAAGTTCGCCAAGAGCACGTCCTGATTGGATATGATTCTCGTTGTAACGTCCTACTTCTTTCCGAAGAGTCTCCATAGGATACATCCTACCATTACGATTAGTGATGTTTCCTTGTAGAAAAACACCTTCAATATACATAGACTTCTTGCCGTTTTTGTTTTCGACTAGAAATTCTACCTGTTCAATTTCTTCCGTAATGAGTTTCATTATGCGTCACCGCTTACTTGAACTTGTTGTGCATATAATGTACCAGTACTGCTATCAGTTCTAGCAGAAACCATAAAGGATTTTCTCAATGTGCCATCATTACCAGCACCTGAATCGGAGTCGGCCCAAGTGCCACTCCAACCATTTGATGAATAATCAACAACCACTGATACACTTTGTGCATTATCACCAGTAGAACTACTGAATGATGGATAACTAATTGATTGAATTGGATGATGCTCAAACGACCAACCAGAAAGGTTGCTTGATAATGAGACAGTATCTCCAACTTCAAATGGTGAACCAATTACACCTTGTGGGAAAAATATAGTTGTAACCCCACTTGCTGCAGGACTCTTAATCACATTAACCACTCTTTGAGAACTTGGTTGCCCTATGTTAATTAAGGCAGTTCCTCCTGCAGGTACATAATAATTTGCTTCAGTTGATACTGGTGTTGAACCGTATCCAACATGAGCACCTTGACTTAAAGCTACGACTCTCAAAGTATCACTCTTTTGATCAAATTGAATTGATTGAGCACTAGTAGTGCCTGTTGCAAAAGATGTACTATTACCGACTGGTTGATGTGCAGCCATTACTCCTCTTCCTCAGTTGTTTCTGGTTCTGTTGCGTCTGCAACTGGTTCATCATCTACTTCAACTTCACTTTCAACTTCAGGAACATTGTCCCCAAACAGACTACTTGCAATTTCAGGCTTTAAAGCATCAACTTTATCAGCCGTCTTTGCATATAGAATGTCTTTAATGGCATCACTCACTTTTGAAGGTGAATCATTTGCCACAATCGCATCCATTAAATCGTCCATACTAATGGTCATAACTTTTTCTATATTTTATTTATATCTCTCCGCCCTTAGGTAATTTTGTCCTACCTGCATCTTTCGAGCCTTCGAGATTTGGTTCCATAATTGGAGCACCTAAATCACCACCTGCACCACCTGCTGCTTGTTCTCCTACACCTGGAGCCATGCCATTAAATCCATCAACTGCCATTGCTAATTCTGCAGGATCTTGAATAATACCTTCTTCAATTTCCTTATTAATAAGTTCATCTTGTTCTAAGATGTCCTCATCAGATTGACGAAGAACTTGACGGCGAACCCAATCTTGAGAGTAATACTTACCAATATAAGGTTCTGCCTCCATAGCAAGAGAGAATCTTTCTCTTTGTAACTCAGCATCTTTGAGTTCTGAGAAATGATTATCATATACAAAGTCAAACTGAATGTTTTCAGCCATTATATCCCAGTCTTCTGGGGTACAAATATTCTTAAGAAGACATTGAGTTTTTAGCATATCTAAGAATAGATTACTAAATCTCTTACGCAATCTACCAACAAACTTGGTAAATTTAAGTTCGTCTCTTAAGATTTCAGAGGATCTACCTAAGTTAAATCCACCGTCTCCTTCAATTCTAGAGATAGGAACATTGAGTGACTTATAGAGTTTCTTCTTAAAGTATTCAATATCTGTAATCTCTCCGAGGTTTTGTCCACCTGGTAATGTAGAGATTTCAGTTCCTCTTCCACCTTCACGTCTAGGTAACCAGAAGTCCTCCATCATAGACATGAACTTCTTGTCATCACGGATTTCTCCAGTGTTTGCATCGTAAACTAACTTGTTACGATACCTCATCATGACATCACGAAGGTATTGCTCAGCCTTCATTTTAGGAAGGTTACCTACATCAATATAGAATATTCTTCTTTCTGGAGCACGAGATAAACGGTATATAACCAAACTATCCTCAATCATTCTAAGTTGATTGAGTGACTTGATTGCCTTATGAAGGTATGAAAGAACAGAACCTTTGTTTCTATCTACTAGTCCTGAGGTACAATAAGCAATAGAATCTTTAGCAAAACGTACACCCTTAGTGTCTGTAAGGTTGCTAGAAGGGTTTAAAGCACCACCTACGGTGTTTTTTGAAGTATACATGAAGTATTCTTCAATCTTAGGGAATGCTTGATGGATACTATTAATTTCTTTTTGACTCTGAATCGCCTGTATTTTGCCCTGATCATTAGGACTTTCTTTTATTGCATGACGCACAAAACGCATTTTCATTGCGTCAATATAACGCAATTCCTGTATTCCTTCGTGTGGTGCTTTTAAATCAATTACTTTATGATAATATAATCTACCATCTACATACCAATTTCTATAAATCTCATGTGCTTTTTTATCAAAATCTAAAAGTTCTTTTATAAATTTAAACTCATCTCTCAGTTTCTTTTTAATCCCTTCACTAGCATTTAATTTTGAGAGTTCTATATCTACAGGACTTTCATTGGTATCTGATACTATAGATTCTTGTATAACATCTTCAATTGCACCATCCACTTCTGGATGTAAAGCCATCTCACGATATCTACGAATTAATTCAAACTCGTTTTTAAATACACCTTCTAAGTCTACATAGTTACCAAAAAACCCCGAAGTCATGTAGTAATCACTCTGGTCCGCTTTGGAATCAGGAACTGGTGATACTACCGACTTAGGAGTTTGTTCATCGTTCTCAATCGAGAACCCAAATAATTTAGCCATCTATACTATGGACTATACCGTTCATAGTATTTAGTATAGCACAGATATTACCTTATGTCTGCTGCTTCTTTAGCACCCATTACTTCAAAGTATTGTACTTGGAATTCAACAGTGAACTCTTCAATTGAGTCACCAGTTTCATATGAAAGTGCTATTTCAGATATATTGGTTGGGAATATATCAATAAACTTGTAAGCTCTTAGAACATTTGCTTGCTCTGTAGGGCCCTTTTCACTTACACCACCTGTTGGTTTAACAGATGAAATAGTAGCTCCTCTTCCTAACTGATAAACATAACCTTCTTTCATGTATGTACCAGGATTAGTTGCTCCTGTATTGTTATCAAGTTTAGAGATTCCATTACCCCATGCTTCAAAAGCAGTACGTAATCTGAAATCTTCGTCGTTAATAACAGTAATTGTCCAAGGATCGAAAGTTCTGTCTCCAGCAACTTTAAGAATACGTCCTCTAAAAGGAACATCTACAGGTGCTACGTTAGAAGCTGGCATATTAGCAGCTTTGCACATAAAACGTAGAGTACTCTTATCAACGTTTCCGTAAATGCCACCATCAACATATGATGGCATATCTGGAATTGCTACTTCAAATAGATTAGGACGTGCGCCACCACCTCTAAGTGCTGACTTAAAGTTGGATATAGTCCTAACATTTGGTGGGTTTGGGGCTGATGCCATTTGTAGTTACTCCTTACTTAATTAAACTCTACCTGCGACTTCCTCGAAACTAACACCTGTGCGAGTAGCAACAAAGGTTAGTGCAACGAAGTTGATAGATTTGGCGGGCTTGAGGAAGATGTCAGCACGGAATTCATTATTATCAATGACATCTGGTGTGTTGTTTGTTTCGTCGCAAATTACCAAGAAGTCGTATAAACCTCTCTTACTTTGTACGTCACGTAGATATGGTTCTACGATGTTTACGAAGTTTGCACGGGTAATTTCGTCGTTAAACTCAAAGAGTTGTGCTTGAGCAGCACCCTCTAATGCCTGTTCGACTGTAAGGAACAATCTTCTAACGTTAATTCTGTCAAACGCTGAGGCGTAACCAAGGGCAGTCTTGTCTCCGAAGAGCATTATGCCAATACCAGGGCGGAATACAACAGGGTTGATTCGCTTGGTATACAGAGAATCTCTTTGTGCTGATGTTGGATTAAATGCCAACTTAGTAGCGTTGTTAAGAACACCACGCTGCTGTCCAGCAGGAGAGAACCAAGGATAGAACTCTCTGTTAGTTCTAACCATGAGTCCAGCAATGTCTCCGTTTGTTGGAACCCAACGGAATTCATTGTTGAACCTATCAAACATATACTTATAACCACTATCTAAGATTAGATATGAAGATGAATTTGCTCCATCTAATGTGGCGATAACGTTTGATGTTTGTGTTGCCCCAGACGTAATGTTAACAACGTCTCCACGTTGTGGTCCAGCAACGGCAACGCAATCTTTTCTTGTTTCTGCAATGTCTGCCAACTTGTTAATCTTGGCCTGTGATTCTGCTCTTGTATCAGAACCAGGTCCAGCGATTAGATAGTCAACAGCAATCTCATCCTTGGTTTGGAACTTCTCATAAGAAGTAATAAGAGAACCAAGTGTTGCAGCATAACCATTTGCAGAAGTGTAGTTGTTACCACCCTTAAGTGCATAAGTGGTAGCACCAATACCTGCAAAGTATGTTACATCTCCAGCATTCTGTCCCCACTGTGCGTCAGCGTTACTGATAGCAGAGTATTCAGTACCACCGAATCCAGTGTTAACTGGGCCAGTAAGACGCATTGCGTCAAATGCTACAGATGGATTATATCCAGCAAATGTCTTTTCAGAGAAATCTGCGAGATAATTCTTGTACCAGATTTTAGTTCCAGCATTTCCTGATGACTCAGCATCAAGTGCTTTAGATAATCCTAAATGCTTCTCAAGGATGTTACCTTTGATTCCAGTAATACTACCGCTATCATCGACAACAACAACGTGTAAAGCATCATTTCTAGCACCTCTATCAAGAGCGTACTGGTTGCTCACTGGTTTTTGAGCAATTGACTTCCAGTAAACAGTTGCGTTATCTAATTGGAGAGTTTGAGCATCGTACCAATCAGCAACTGCAGAAGGTGTAAATCCACTAGTTGAATCTACTGTACCAGCAGGAAGTCTTGTGTATAAAGCATCTGAAGTACCAAATGCATAGATACCACCTTCAGAGTAATCAACCTTAGTTTCAGTTGAACCACCACCAACTGTCTCTACACGAGAAACAATCTTAACATCGATGGTTGACTTACCACCAACAGCGTCAGTAGAAACACCAGTAACGATACCCTTAAGGTAACCTACGAAACTAGAAGTAGAACCTGAACCAGGAAGAACTGTACTTAGAGGAGCAGTTATACCATAACCAACGGTTACACCAGAACCTGCAAGACTAGTAGAACTTACAGTAAGTGTTTGATCTGCAAAGTCGTCAATGAAGCAGACTTTTAAATCTTTTGCCCACTGTCCAGGGTTTTTAGCAGCGTAGTAGAAATCGGTAGCAGAAGTGTAGTTAGACTGATAATCGTCGTAACTCTTAATCTTCAGAGTTGTGGTATTAGCAATACCAACACCAGCATTAGCATTCTTAAGGTCGTCATCATCGGTTCTAGCAACCTTAAGGATACCACCATATGAAAGGAATGACGCTGCAGTCATCCAATACTCATATTGGGCATCGGTTCCTATTGGTTTACCGAATGTGTTGATTAAATCTTGCTCTGTCTCAACAGTAATCGGATCGTCTACTGGTCCGATTTCAAAAGGACCTGCGATTGCACCGATATTATCGAGTACATTATCCGCCCTTCCTACTGTTAGATCTACTTCCCTGATTAATACACCAGGTGATACTAACTGAATAGCCATGCTTGTGTCCCTCTGAGGTTCCCAATTTCCTACAAATTATTTATTGAAAAATACTCTTTCACAGGGGAAACCGTGCATGAACTATGAACGATACTCCCACATATAACTCATATCGCCATAGGTTGACTCTATATCATCCCTATCTGTCTTAGTCCATCTTTGTCCTTCATCATCAATAATATAATCATCTTCTAACCCATCAAGCATAAAACCAAATGGAGCCATATCCTGTTCTATCTGATTCTTATTATCTTCATACAATCTTTTACGAACATCTTGATCAGTTAACTCTTTAAAATAATCCTGCTGTACTAACCATGCATATATGACAAGACACATTGCCAAGTCATCATTACAACCATCATCAGCCTCAAATGAATTACTCTTTGAGATAAAAGTTGTTAACTCAGATATGATTTCATAATCATTAAACAATACTTTATCCGCCTCAATCATTGTCTTGAGGTTTAATGCTCCAACCTTCTTGACAGTCTTGGACATCTTAACACCCAATTGTACCTTAGAACCAGAAAACCCTTGTCCTATAACCTGTCCTGCACGTCCTCTCATAGAAGACATAAGAAGGTTAGGATACTCAAAATCATAATTAAGAATAGATGCTACCTGATCTCCAATATCATTTACTTCCACTAATATAAAGGCATCATTGTATCCTTTACAAGTTTCGTGTATAATATTAGGGAATAACATGGGTTTTATTTCATTATTCCTATACTTTGCTACGACTCTATGTGGGAATTCTGTTATATCTACAATTATAAACGTAGAGTAATCCTCTCCCACACCACGAGCAACGTCCACTGTACAAACATAATCATGTTTATCTTTGGGTTCCTCGTATAAATCTAAACCTTCATTAGACATCTTAGGTTTATCATATACAAGAGACTTTAATTTTGCTGGTGATATTAAGGTATCAACAGAACCTAAGAAATTACATTCAAACTCAACTTTGAACTGTGCTTCTGACGTGTTAGCAATTGTTTGTGCTCGCCATGCTTCATCTCTACCAGGAACTTCACTCCAATGGACAACAGTAGGTACATATTCATTATCTCCGTTCTCAGCATCGTGCCACATGCGATAGAAGTGGTTCATACCCTTGGGGGTGGAGACGATGATAATCTTAGTTGATTTACCAGATGAAATTGTAGGATATACTGAACTAAAGAAGTCGTCAGCAATATGATTAGGAACGAATGCAAATTCGTCTAGGAATATGATGTTAAATGTCATACCCCGAACTGCAGCAGCAGATGTAGATGCTGCCATAATCTTGGAACCGTTCTCCAGTTCTAAACTACCCTTATTCCATACAAGAATACCCTGTTGCATCCATTTGGGTAAGTTCTCATAAGCAGTTTGGAGTCTTGCTAACAAGTCTCTGGCAGTTGCTGCTTTGTTTGCAAGAATACCAATATTAACATTATCATTGAAGATAGCATAATGAAGTAGATATGATACAGACGTAGTAGACTTACCAGTCTGTCTAGGCATCATACAAATATTGAATCTATTTTGATGGAATCTATCAATTAACTTCTCTTGGAATGGCCACATTTCAAATGGAACCAAACCTTCGTCAACGTTTACAATCTTGATATAATTTCTAGCAAAATAAACTGGATCAAGTTTACACTTGATAAATTCATTAATTTGTTCACGGGTAAAATCAATCTCAGTATTTGCTTTCTTGAGATTGGGATTACCAAGATATATTTCTTGAGGCATAATTAAGATTCTCGATAGCCGCTAATCATAAATGTACAGGTTCCGCCAGCACCAGTAGATTCAAAATCTCCAGTACCAACAAATAAAGCATCTCCAGTATTTTCTAAAACTAAAGGAGATGCATATACTTGGAATGTATAACTTCCTCTATCAGCAATACTCTCATCTACAATTCTATAATCTGGAGAATCAGTTGTTCCACCATTAGGAACAAAATAAAGTTGAGCACTAGTAGATGCTCCATAACCAGCATGTACATATACACCATCGATGTATATTCTTTTATCGCCAGTACAAGTTACAATTCCTACTGTGCTACCATAAGCAACCTTTACAGGGTTGCCCATCTTTGGGTGAATTAAATCTTTCCATGCCATAATTTTATGCGGTTATTTCAGGGCCGCCTCCTTGTCTCACTGCTTGTATCTTCTTCATAAGAACCATTCTCTTGATTACAGATAATCTTTTTTCCTTTGCTTGCATTTGCTTTTCTTTCTTTTGTGCAAGTAACTTATCTGCAGTTTTTTCTACTGATGGAACTCCAGCAACTCCATCATGTGGTTTAGGTTGTGGATTTGAATCTTCTGGTAATTGTAAAATTGGTTTAGTAGGATCTCTTAGAACTACATCATAACCAGTACATCTTGCACCAGGATATACCTTTACAAGTGCATCTTGCACTTCTTTCTTAGAAGGAACCTTTAATTCTGGGAAGAACATCTGGAGAGACATATACTTACCACGCCAAAGGAATGTGACATACATTGTCTGTCCATTTTTCCTTGGAAGAGTTGTTGCTTCATAAGTGTAAGTCTTCTTACCAACTTTGGTATGCCCATACTCACCAGTTTTACCTGGACGTACTTGTCCTAACTTACTACCTTTTCTAGAAACACCAGTAGATGTTTTACGTCCTCTCTTAGTAGTAGGATGTAATGTTGCTTTATCCTTTCCTTTCTTTGTGATTACAGCATCTTGGTTATACTCCTTACCAAGACGTTTCATCTGTTTCTTAAATTTCTTAAACTTCTTCTTAGGTGCATTAACGGCCATTGATGGTTCGCTAACTGTCTTCTTCTTACCTGTCTTCTCATCCTTCTCAGGATATTCACCTTTCACCTTCTTATATCCATAACCCATACTACGTATTTTCTTACCAAGTTCCTTATTACGTGCTTTATTTTCCTTACCAGACTTATCTCCTCTGTTAGCGGTTAGAACTGCGGTGCTGCGACTCTTAGAGTGCTTTACCTGACGTGCCATTCCACCTTCACCAATAAGTTTTGGCCCACCTGCTTTCTTCTCTGCAGCAGCCTTCTCATTAGGATTTGTATTACCCTTAGCAAGATTACGCATCTTTGCTTTCTTCTGAGCAGCTTTATGTGCAGTCTTATCTATTTCAAATGATTCGCTACTCATTCCTCCCCCTCCATTGGAACCGTTCCCATTGCCATTGCCGTTGCTAGTACTAGTCCCATTAGCTCCTGAATGTCCATTACCATTCTTGTTGCCGTTTTTCTTCGATTTTCGTCCATTGTCATCATCAGGATCAGGTTTCAACCAACCACGAGCACCAACATAGTATCCTCGTGGAATAGGCATACACTTCTTCTCTTTATTGCAATAGTATTTTCCAGGAGGACAATCCTTCATAAGAAATAAGAAGTCTCCTTATATTTATATTAGTCTTCTTCTAATACTTGCTGATAGTATTTTAACTTCCTACGAAGAAACAGAACCTCTTTTTGAAGTTCTGCCTTTTCTTCTTCCAGAAGTTCTATCTCTTCTTGGTAGATGATAACACTCATGGAACTATTTAAACATTTAATGTCTTCTTTATCTTTACAAAAGAAAACATTAAGGAATCCTATCAGATTCCTGGTAGTCCTGCTGATTGCGTTGGAATATCCATACTAGGACTAGTACTAGTACCAAGAGGAGCAAGATCATTGGAACCAGTAGGAAGTGCTCCACCACCCAATCCACCAAGTGATCCAGTAACTGCTTCAATAGCTTGTTGCTTAACTGAATCAATGATAGAATCTCGG